TCACCATTCCAATCTACGGTGGTTAAATCTGCACTAACATTCTCTGGGGATACTATAAAATTATAATCTGCCATTATGGGTTAACATATTCATACCATTTTATGGGAAGTGGAGTTCCCTCTCTATTTCCTGTTATTGTATTAAAAACTTGATAAGTCCTCTTATCATAATCCAACTTAACTTGATAATAGAAATATGTTAAATTATCAAAATTATATTTATCACCAGAAAGTGATGATTGTGGTACATTCATCATTTTGGTATAAGTTCCAGTTGTTGCGTTATAAAATTTTGCAGACATATAAAATGTATTAATATCCAAAAAAGTTCTTTTCTTTAACCAATAAATAAAAAACCCTTCTTTATCCCCAACATAATCTAATACAAAATCAGGCATTTTAATTGTTACAGGAGTTCTTTGCATTATCGCATCCTTTTTTAACCCTTGTTGTGTTGGTATTATTATAGTTATATAATTCTTTTGTTTTTTATCATCTGTTGAATCATATAAATCCAATTTAAAGAATGAATTGGAAAAATTATTATCATAATAAAATATATTTCCAGTAGTAAATCCTTCACTTCTATAATCTAATCTCCAATTTAATTGGCTATTTAAAGTTCCTCCAGAATAAAAATAAAATTGATACTTAATTGCAGTTTCTTGTGATGTTCCCGTAAAAGGAGCATTTGCAAATCTATTAATTTCAAAATCTCTTCCGACTCCAATTACCTCAGTAATGACCTCTTTTTCATATTCATCAACACTTTGGTCTAATCCCAAATAATCCCAATCTAACTGAATTGGAATATTAATTTGTTTTGCAGTTAAATTATCCTGCCTAATAAAAAATTTACTCACATCCATCTATCAACGGTTTAATAGGATAATCAACTCCAAGTAATGAAGAGTTAAAGTTTATTCCTTCAGGAATTAATCTAAACACAACATCCGCAAACGGATATTGTGCTGTATTAAAGAACGGATAATCTACACCTCTCTTTAAATTATCTTTAAAACCAAAAGTATATAAATCTCTCCACCTAAATTGTTGGTCAGATTTTGAAAAATAAGAATAAGATGGTACTTGGTCTATTGAATTAAGTTCCCCTGTTTCAACATAATCGGAAAATACCCTTAACGTCATTTTATTGTGTGGTGTATAATAAAATCCTGGTGAATTTTGGTCTGTTGTTCTTGTTGTTTGAAAAATATTTTGATTATATTTTATTTTTTGATAATATGGTGAAACAACTCTTTCTAATTGTTCATAGTCATTCCACTCACAAAAATCTCCATCAATAATATCATCTTTCTTTAAATCTTGATTAAAGTAAAAAGTATACGTTTTTCCACTCTGACTTCTTGTATATGAAGATACTGGTATGTTAGTACTAGAAATATCATTTGTTGTACTCCAATAACTATTTGATACCTTTGTTAAATTAAATCCCCATCCTTGCTTTAATCCAATACCATTAAAAGGATTATTAAAATATCCAGTATATCCTTTGTTAATTACAGTCAAATATAACTCACTAATTGGTCTTTTTTGATTATCTAATAATGTTGTAAAATCTAAATCATAATTCACAGTAACGTTATATGCGTTACTACTTGTTAATTGAGATATTCTCGTAACTTGATTTGGAGTAATAGAACTGTATTCTAATTTTCTTATCTCATTGAATACATTTTTCTCAAAACCAATTTTGGTCATTAGACTATCTTCCAAATTTGTTAATATCTTATGTTTTCTAACATAATATTTTGATTTTGTTTCTTCTAAATTATTAGGATTCACAACTCTTCTAAATGTTCCTGTAATTCCATTTTGAAACGTGTTTCCTGTATATCCAATATTATATATATTAAAAATATATTCAGAACTATCTAATAAATCATTACCTAAAGAATACACTTGAAATAAATTTGTTTTGTTATATGAAAACGATAATTCAACATGTTCTCCAACTGTAAGTCCATGAGGGGCTATACATTGAAAAGCAATTATTGGGCTACCATTTTGCTGATTATTTTTAATAATAAATGGAATTCCTGTTGATGCCGTCCAAGTTAAATTTGAATTATTTAAATTAAAATATAATTTTTTATTGTAATCATTCTCATACCCATAACTTAAATAATAAGTCCAATTATAAGTGTAAGCACTTTTTGCTTTATAAGTAATATGCTGGTCATTAATATCTGGTCTGAAAAAATCAAACTCATAATATTGTGGTAACCCTTTCCATGTTCCACTTGAGATTGAAACCTCAGGTTGAGTATAATAAAGATTGTATTGAAATGGTGTATATATTGTTGTTCCTGTATAAGTATTGGCGTATAAATATGTTACTTTAAAAGTAGGCCTAAATATTAAACAAGCTTGTCTTTCATCATCATATACTTGCGCCAAGTTAACAGTACTATTTCTATCATATTCAATAATAGATTGACTCTTTTCTTCCAAAGAAATAGGAATCTCTTGGTCAATAGAAGGTGCTGATTGATATTTTAATCTGCTCGGTATAATTTTATAGTTATTCAATGATAGAATATTTTGTTTTAAATTTATCTAACGCAGATTCACCCTTAACTGTTCCAAAATAAAATTGGAATGGAGCTCCAACCAAAAATTTATTACTTGTAGCTCCACCAGTTGAATAAACGCCATTAGCATCAACACTAAAAATATAACCTCTAGCATACAAATCATTAACACTTGATGTACTTGGTCTAAAGTAATTTGGAACATTTTCACTTGTCCTATCCAAAGATTGGTATCTTTTATTTTGTACAATATCATTTAATCCGGTAGCCCAACTATTATATTGATCACCAAAAATTGTGGTAGTATTATTTAATTGCCATTGATAGAATGGAACAACTTGTGATTTTATACCATAAGGATATGGATAATAATTAGTATTATCATCACTTCTAAAATCAATTCTTCCTGGAGTTACATAATCTTTGAATTGAATATCATTTGTGGAAGATGAAAACCATACCGCTATTGTTGGATTTTCTGCAGTACCTAATATTGTTGTTGGATCCGTTGTTGATCCAGGAACAGTTTCATAGTATTCAGGTGAAAATTTAATAACACCTTCTTCTGAATTTATTGACAAAAGTTGCGCCAAATCACCGTCAATTCTTTTACTATCTCTAGTAAATAATTGATTTAAAGAATTATCACCAATTTGAATTATTTGCCCTAAAAATCCCTCATCTGTAATTCTTGAAATTACAAAAAGGTTTATTAAATCTGAAGTATCTCCATAACTTGTTGAATCTAAACTAGGCATTATATATCCTTTTGTTGATGGATTAAAAGTAATTTCTTGATAAAAATAATCTTTCATTCCTAAATTTATTATTGTTGTTGGAAATAATAAATTCCTTACATTAGTGGATCCTGCAGGACTTGCAATTCCTGTAAATTTATTAGAACCAGTATCAAATGGACTACTCCTATAATAAAAATTATTAGTCTCAGAATTAAAATGAACTAAGTCTGTACAAAAAAGAGAATATGGTTGATTTTTATTATTATATCTGGTATCAATTTGTACTGGAAACATATACAAACTACCATTAACCCAATTATTCATAAATGATTGCGATAAAACACCCCTACATATTCCAAAGAAAAACCTAAATCTGAATCCCCATTCTCCAAATGACCCTATATCTTTAATTAAATCTATTAGTGGTCTTCTCATAAACAAATAACAACCTCTTTCAACAGCGTCATCCTTAGTACATTGTTGATTAATTTCAAAGTTAGTACCAAATCCTTGATAACAAGTTAATCCAACCATTGACTCACAGTTAAAACTTTCTAAAACTTTAATTGAATTACTAAGACCTTCTAAGTCGGGTGTAACTATGTCAGCACCTGTTGTAAAGATAGAACTACTTATATCGTCACCATCTGCGTTTATAAGATATATCGCAAAATTATTATTTTGTTGTAAAATTGATGGATTATTAGTAAAACTTCCACCATCTAATCCATCTGATGTAGGTAATCTATCAGTCCTAATTACATTTAACTGAGAAGTACTTATAGTAATTGAGTGGGTTGGATTTGACCATATACTTTGAGTATAATAGCTATATGTAAGTATCTCATATAACGAAAGAGTAAATGGGTTATAATCAATACACCCCATTAGTGCGGATCCAGACAAATCTTCAGAACTATCATAAAATGCACTGCTTGGATTATTGTTATAAAATCCATTAGCACTTTTTGAAATAATTCTATTACCAGATACAGTTCCGTATGTTAGATTAGTAATTTCAGAACTTAATAAACCATAATACGCAGTATTTGTTGTTGTATATCCTGTAAATTGTCCTCCTGAAACAGTACTTCCTGGAATACCAGGGCTAAAGAAATAAGATTGATAAAATATATCATTTTGGTTATTGTATGGTTGTATTGTTGTAGAAGTATTTGTCAATTTTTGTATTGGTATATTAACTCTTGTTTCTGCTGTAAATGTCCAATTAATATCAGATTCATTTGTACCAAATATATTACCCAAACTATATTCATTAACATATTTTGGTGAATATGGATCAACTCCTCTTTGTAAAACTAAAACATATTGATTAGAAAATTCAGGATAACAATCCGCAGCATTATATGTTCTAGAATTAGATACATAAAGGCTTAAAATATACGAATTCCATATATCAACAGAAGTATTTTCCTTAAAAAGATTTGGAAATGATTGTGAGTTATTATCATTCCAAATAGTGGCGGCTTGAGACACAGTTAATGCTGTTATAACTTGAAAATATTCAACATCCGCAGGAAATTTATAATTTACCTCAACAGATCCATAAGGTAATGTATAACTAATTGGTGTTGAATTTGCATATTGAGATGTTGCATAACTAACATTAATTGTTGTTGACCCAGAACCATTATATGACGTTCCACTTATTCCTGTTTGAATACCATTTATAGTATCTGCAGTATATAAATAATTTGTATCTGTTGTACCAGTAACATCAACAAAAGTTAATAAATCACCAGTATTGTATTGTGTTGTAGATAATACTGTTAAAGTATTATCATAATGCGATTTACCATAATTTGAATTTTTAGCAAACGTTACTTTAATTTTATTTATATTTGTGAAAAAATTATCACGTTGATTAAAAATATTAACTCGTTCTCCTAATGGTAATGATTTTGAAGTTGCAAATGCCGTTTTTTGATTGTCACCATCAACAATAGTCACTTTTTGAGATTTTGGTAATTTATAAACCGAACTATTATTAATAAACGCAGTTGTATTTTGACCTGCAATAGCTTCACTAACCGCAGTCGCATATGCGTATGAATTATCAGTATTCGCCGAAAATATATCAACTAACCGATTATAATAAGTTGTCGGAGATGATAAATAAGTTAAAAATCCTGTGGTATTAGTATTCCCACCACCACTAATTCCTGTAGTTTTTAAATCTGATTTACAATCACACGCTTGACAATCAGGATAAGTTATCATTGGTAGTCTTATTGTATAATCTCTCTCATTACAATTAATATTTAAACTATTACAAATCCACCTAAATGGATGTATACCAAAAAATCCAATCTCACAAATCCAACAAATTACTTGTATTACTAAATTATATAAGAATAATAAAATATGTGAAATTATTAATACCGAAAAACCAATTGGTTGGATTATTGTAAATAAAATAGAGAAAACAAAAAATAATAAATCAAAATTTCTAAATCCATCATTTACTGGAAATTTATTTACAGTACTTGAACAATCATCATTATCTATCTCTTTAATTCCTATAAACCTACCTTTTGCACCTTTTTTGTATTCATCAATTAATCCTGAAACAGTATATACTTTATTAAAATTAAATTCATAAAATGTGTCTTCACAATTTATTGCTTCATTTAATTTATTTATTTTCTGAACATTATTAAATCCATTTGTATAACCACTCCAAGCAAGACCAAAATAGTAAGAACTTTTTAATTGTGTATTATCAGGACCATATTCTTTAATATTTGGAACTAAATAGTTTGGTCTTCTTGTTTGAGTTGATAAACTAGCAGGTTGTTGCCATTTAATTTTAAATCTATATTTAGCCTTTGTTGGAATACCAATTGTTGGGTCATTTGATATTACTTTTTCTCCAAATTGATTTGTTATTAAGTAATCTAAATTCATTGGTAATTCAGTTAACCATACTCCATTACCATCAATTATATTTCCCGCCTGCTCTAATTGATATAATTCCAATATTGGATTACCATCAGAATCTTGTTGAACAGTTTGACGTATCGCTAATATTTGTCCAGGACCTGCGGCTAATGAACAAAGATTCCCCATATTATCTCTTGGTTTACAATTTCTTCTAACTCTAAATCCATCAGCCGTTGAATAAATGGACCCCATAAATGTTGAGGTTGGTTGTATATCAATATTGGCACTATCTCTTAAATCAAAATCAACTCTATTAATAGCAATTTGACATAAATCAGGTTCTCCCCATAATGGAGATATTTCAGTATTAACAGATAAATTAATAATTTGTGGTAATGAACTAAGATCAGTTGAAGTTCTGAATTGATTTCCTGCAACTTGACCTTCAGTTGCAAGACCCATTCTAATTAAATCTTGAGGAGTTAAAGAAAATTCACCAATATCAGATAAATCAACATCCATAACTAAAGTTTGTTCCCCTAATGGAACTCCCATAATCATGTAATCACCACTCTCATTTGTTTTGGCAGTAAATTTATAATATTTGTCATATATTTCTACAGCAGTGCTTGCAGTTAATACGTCGTTTCTTGAAGGTAATGTTCCTGTTGCAGCATGTTTTGAATATGATTTTTCGTAAGGTAATAAGTTATATCTATATCCATCATCATTCTTATCACTTGGGGATTTATAAGGATATATGCTTTGAACAACAGGGTTTGATTCATCAACACTTTCAATAGGAATGAATATTGATACTCTAGCATTTGGTAATCCAAATCCATTGTTTGCAGTTATTCTTCCAACCAATACACCATAGTCAGCACAACTTCTAGTATAGATATCTGCTTGTTGAATCTTTAATGAAAGAATTTCAAGAAATTCAAACTCTTGGTCTAATTGAACATTGATTGTCTTATTAATCCCGAGCTCTGTTTGTATCCTGTATGATTGACCCATCTAATGGTTTTAACTATAAATAGTTTATGTGGTATTTTATAAAAAAATGCACCACATTAAATTATAGTTTAAAGATGCTAAAAATAAACTTATGAGAATGTAACTGATTGGAAGTTTTTAACAGATACTCTAATATCTTTATTTGGATACCTAATTTGATATACTTGTGATGGTTGTGCAAATATTGTATCATCTACAGGTCCAATTAATTTTGTTTCAGGGTCAGAATAAACCATTGAAGTTTCTGCGGAAGAATATTGTCCACCCACTTCATTATAGATATCAAGTCCTGCAACGGTTAATACTCCATTAAGATTTTGAATTATACTTCTAATTTCAGACAGATATATATTTTGTCCAAGTTGTCTTGTTTGTGGATTAAAATATGTTGAAATTGCATCAATTACTGATGAAATAATTTGACCTGAATTTTGAGCAGAGTCCAAAACAATTGAAACATCCGTACTTACATCAATAACTTCTGCAGTAAAAATTGAAATATAATCATTCATCATTCTATAGTTAGATAGATAATTAGCAATATTTTGTTTCAAAGTATTTGAAACAACATTAGTTAATTTACCTGAAGTATCATATGATAATATTTGAATCATTATTTTATTATCATTTTCAGTTATTGATACTTTAGCTGGTGCCCCAAACTGAGCTGGCATATTTCTAATAATTGATTCATAATCCTGAACAGTTACTGCTCTTTTTTGTGCTGAGAAGTTAAATGAAACATAATTTCTAATTTCTTCTATTGTTGGAAGTCCTGACCCTCCAATTGCTGCGGTTACGTTATTACATCTTAAAGAACTAACTACAGATGAGTTTGTTGCCTCAGAAGGTCCATTAACAAAGAATGATACAGTTCCAATTTGATTAATTACATTAGTTCCTAAATTAGTTTGCAATCCTCCACCAACTCTGTATTGAATAAACAATGTTGAGTTAGCCTTTAATGCTGAACCTAAAGAAAAGTTATTTGAATATTTCTGTAATTCTAATGTTGTACCATAAGTAGTAAATTGGTCTAATGCATCTTGAGCGGTATTTGTTCCTCCACCAAATGTCATTTTTTTAAATCCTTCCCCCGTATATTCACTAATGAATCTATCTTGAGTTTGAATATATCTACCAACTTTAATTCCTGGATTGTCCGAAGCCTTTGTTGGATCTTCAATAAAAACTCTATCTTCTGCTAAAGCATCTACTTCATACCATCTATTAGTTAACCCCATGAATTCGGCTGTTGTTGGTACATTAGTATATTGTGTTCCGTCTTTTAATAAAACACTTGTAATACCTAAAACATTCTTTTCAGGTAAAAATAATTCAAAGAATGGTTTTACATCATTAGGTGTAATAACTCTTTTAAAGACTTTTGTAATACCATTAACAACAATTTCTCTTTTAGTTATTGTATAGTTCAATAAAATTCCATTTGAATTAAAATTTGGTATTTTTAATCTATTAGGAAATCCTTGAGCATTATATGGAGAGAAAAAATCAACATCATATACATTTTCAAATACCAATCCTGCTCCAATAACTTGAGACCCTCTTAATAAAGTACCAAGATATCTTTCATCTTCTTTATCTCCAAAAGCTGGAACAGTAATTGAGAAATCAACTAAAGAAACTGATGGTCTTTGTCCTGGTAATTTTAACCCGTAAGTTCTGGCTATATTATAAACTGAAGATTTTTGTTGTGCGTATTGTAATACTGTTTCTTGAATGCTTCTATCAATATGATAATGTAAATTATCGGCAACCGCTGCGTTTAAATCCAAAAATACTGAAAATACAGAAGCGTCATTAAAATCTTGTATTAATTCAGGATAATAAGTTCTAACGTAATTTTGTAATTCCGTTCTTATTGCTTGGAAATCTCTGGTAGTATATGGTATTTGATTGCTAGCCATTTATATTAAATATTGATAATTAGAAAATCACTCTGTGCAAATGTTTGTCCATTTGTAGAATAATCTATTTTTATTTTTGCAGTATACTCTGATGTTCCTTTACCAGGAAGTCTATATATTGAAGATTCACTGGTTCCTACAAGATTTTGTCCCGTTGCTATATCAACTTCTTCTTGAGGATCTGCTGGTGTAATTGTTATACCATTAATTAAAAGATTTGGCATAAAATTTTGAACCGCGTCTCTAATGTCAGATTGAATAGCATCAAACGTTAATCCATCAAAAGGTTCAAAAAGAAATTCATACAATCTTGTTCCAAATGTTGGTAAATAATATCTAGATCCTTTTCTAGTTAATAAAAGATGTAATAAGTCTGATTTGATTTCATCTTTTTGAAATTGTGTAAGTTCTAAATAATCCCCACGGATAGAATCATTAAAAGGAAACGCTAAACCATATGTTGTTCCATTTGCCATATATTATAATAGTTATCTATTTTATTGTAATAAATAGATGAATAAAAAAAATCCAACAACTTGTTGGATTTAATTTTTTTAAGATGAACAACCAAAACAATCAAAAGGACTATCTTCAGGTTTAATTGGTAAATTCACATCATTATATTCTACTTTTGGTATTTCTACTTTTAATTTAGGTTTTTCCATTTTAGACATATCTAAAGCTAAATGTTTAGCACCTGTAGATATTGCCTTTGTTCTAACATAATAACATAAAGTTTTCAATCCTTTTTTCCATGAATGGAAATGTGATGAAGATATTTTTGATAATGTTGGATTAGACATATAGATATTCATTGATTGCGATTGGTCAATAAATGGTGCTCTATCAGCTGCCATATCAATTAATTCTCTTTGAGAGATTTCCCAAATTGTCTTATACTTACTAATCAAATGTTCAGTTCTTTTAACTTTCTTAAGATAATTTTTATCTTCTGGATCTAAATAAAGATTAAAATTAATATTCTGAATTGACCCCTCATTAATAATAATTTCATTCTTAATCTCTTCAGACCAAATACCTAACTTTTCAAAATCACTAATTAGATATTTGTTAACAATCATAATCTCACCACCAACAACTCTTCTATTAAATAAAGCCGAGTGGGCAGGTTCCGTCATTTCAAATGAACCTGTTATCTTTGCTGAAGACGC